AGCCAGGGATACCATTGACGAACAGGTCATGAAAGCTCTAAAGGATAAGAACAATACCCAAGCCGCGCTTATCGATGCGGTCAAGGTCAACCTAAGGAGGGAGGCGGCCATATGATTGCTTTGAAATACATCAACAAGAACGCGGCCACGATAGCCGCTATCCGTGACTACAAGAATATGCGGTTTGCCATCAACAACACTCCACAAGATATCAAAGATGTTCACGAACAAATGGCCTCTCCAAGAGGTCCGAGGCTCTCCATGATGCCAACAGCACGCAACCACCATGCGGGAGCCAGCAAGCTGGCTGCTCAAATAGACAAGCTAGACATACTGCGGGAGCGCTATAGCCAGGCCATTGAATACATGGCTTGGTTTGAACCTGCGTGGTCCAGCCTAACCGATACCGAACAGCATATCCTTTCAGAGTTTTACATGGTGGACAACCAGAAATCGGGTGCGACCTATCGCCTCATGAACGAGCTCAACTACAGCGAGAGTCATGTGGAGAGGCTACGGTCAGCCGCTCTCAATCACCTTCGGGGGCTGCTATACGGCACATAGTAAGCGCTGTGGTACACTGTTTGCCCTGGTATTGCACTTTTCCCTAAAAAAGGGCACAAAAATGCACCATTTGGTGCATTTTTGTTGAGCGGAGGCATATAATAGTGCTATAATAGTACTGGCAAGGAGGGTGGTTGATGAGTCAGTACTATAATCAGGACTACACTAAAGAAGAAATCTCTGCAGTGCTACAAAAAATTCAGGAATGTGTGAGTAGCGGCAAATATTCAGTGGCTCAAAATGAGAATAGAGAAGAAAATGTGGCATTAATTCGTGAATACAATCTTACTTCTGACAAACAACGTCGCATACTGATGCAAATTGGAGTAGATGACTTCTGCCATTCGCTTCAAAATATCAAACCTGGCTTTGAACATGAAGTCTTATATGTGTTTTGTACACAAGTTACCCTGTTTAATATTGCTGATGAAGAGAAGCAACTTGACCTATATACGAAGTTCAATATCATTGATTTGGCCATGGGGAGCAGAGTGGTGGTTATATCATTCCATGAGCGAAACAAGCCTATAGATTATCTGTTTAGGTGATCTTGTCAAATAGAAAGGAGGAATCACCGTGATGAACAGAATCGTGTTCTGCCCGGAATGTCGGCAGGATGTTAGATTCTCGGTAAGAGAACAACTTGGTTCTGCAGAGTTGAAGGGTGCGGTTTATGAGTTCATGGCTAAAACTGCGCATTGCGATGAATGCGGAATGGAAGTGTATGTTCCAGAGATTGAGGACGAGAACTTGAAGGCTCTTTATGATGCATATCGTCAAAAGCACGGGATCATTTCTCTGGAGGATATCAGGGAGATTCCCGAAAAGTACAATATCGGGAAAAGGCCGCTTTCGCTGCTACTGGGGTGGGGAGAACAAACATTTAGCAGGTATTATGAGGGCGACATGCCTGCAAAACAGTATTCTGAGAAACTGACGCAGATTCTTTCAGACCCTGCCTATTACTTGTCCTTGTTGGAGACTGGCAAGGGCAATTTAAGTAAGGTAGCTTATGAAAAAAGCAAAGTAGCAACAGAGAGACTATTGAGCATCCCGCCCATCACTCAGAAGAAGCTGGAGATAGTTGTAGAGTACCTGCTATTTGAGTGCCAGGATATCACTCACCTCGCCTTGCAGAAAGCATTGTATTATGTACAGGGCTTTCATAAAGCTTTTTTTGGGAGCTTCATCTTCGAAGAGGACTGTGAGGCTTGGGTACACGGGCCTGTTTACAGAGACATATACAGGCGATTCAGTGGATATTGTTATGACCCAATAGGGAGCGTCGAACAACCAGACACCTCTGCGATGTCTGCAGAAGAGAAGGTTTTACTGGATAGTATTGTGAAGCACATATGCTGCTACAGCGGGAAGACGTTAGAATCTTTCACACATGGTGAAATGCCTTGGATATCTACGCGTGGTAATCTGCCTGCCAATGCATCAACTAATAAGGTCATTCCTAAGCAAATGATTGGAGAGTATTTCACTTTGGTAAAGGATAAGTACAGCATGCTAACTCCTGCGAACATCAAAGACTATGCGCAGGACATGTTTTCTAAGATTTGAGTGTGACCGACTTGGATAGCCTCAACCGGATCTGGTGGCTATCAAGAGGTGAGGGAATTTTGAGGGAGTGTTTGCTTAAGGGCGCTGTATAATAGCAGTATCGATAGCTGTGTCAAAGGCCTTCGCGGAAAACCGCGGGGGCTTTTTGTATCCCCAAAAGCGAGGTGAGCAGATGCCATACAAACCACAGCGGCCTTGTTCACATCCCGGCTGCCCGGAGCTGACTGACGCCCGGTTCTGTGTAGCGCATGCGAAACAGGAAGCCAGACGCTATGAACGCTACCAGCGGGACCCGGCAGTGAAGAAACGCTACGGCAGGACGTGGAAGCGTATCCGTGATCGTTACATCGCTTCCCATCCATTGTGTGAGCAATGCCTGGCGCGTGGCAAGAGCGTGCTAGCCGAAGAGGTACACCACATCAAGCCGCTGTCGCAAGGCGGCACCAATGAGTTTACAAACCTGATGTCCCTATGCACACCGTGCCATTCTGAGATCACTGCTCGAGAAGGTAGCCGCTGGAGACGAAGGGACTGACCCCAGGGGCGGTCCGAATCTCTGTAGCCTTTGAGGCGGGG